AGCTACAGAAGGACAAATATAATATAAAAATAGACAAATCTTTCAACGTTACCATTAACCCTATCATAGTGGAAAGAGACGAAAGATTTCAAGAGCTTTATAATTATTATCTGAACGGTAATGTAGGATTGAACGTTATAAAGGACTATTTGAGAACCGTTAATAAATAAGTTTGTACACAATTAAAAGTTTAATAAAGATGGACGAAAAATATTTGAACGACCCTATCGTATCTCTGATGAAGTCTATGGGATTTTCTGACGAGTACATTATGGCGAACGTGAAAATCGAAAAGTCTGAAAACGGAGCAGCAGCAGGAGACCATGAATCCGAAACCAAAGAGGAAAAGGATATCAACAAGTTGGAAAAGGAAGCCGTAAAGGACGAAGAAAAGGTGAAGGAAGACGAAAAGAATACTGCTAAGGATAAGAATGCAGAAGACGAAAAAGTGGAGAAATCCGACAAGGAAGACATCATGAAATCATTGGGTTCTGTATTTGCACCTTTGATGGAGAATTTCCAAAAGTCTATTGACAAGTTCCAGGAAACAGTGGATGGTATTAACGACAAATTGGACAAAATGTCTGGCGTTACTCCTATGTTCCGTTCAGAAGGACTTAACAATATGACAGCTATTCAGAAATCTTTCGAGGAAAGAAAGGACGAAGCAGGTAAATACGAAGTTAATGTAGTGAAAGACAGACCTATGGCCGTAAAGCTTATTGAAAAGTCTTTGGAAGAAGCACCGGAAGATATCGCTAAGTCACTGGAAAGTGATGCACTTGCATACCTTATTAATCCGGACGCTGAAACAGTGGGTGAAAATCTTGCACGTTACATGTACGAAAAGAATGGTGTAAAATTCGTGAAATAAACTCTATTAAATAAAAAGAATATGGATTTGTATAATTATAGCAATCAAAACGGTACTGGCGATGTACTGGGCGGCATGGATTCGGCAGAAATCTTGAAAGCGATGGAAGCAGGTCTTAAGACCGGAATGCAGTATAACAACGAAATCAACAATGGTGGTGGTTTGAAAGTTGAATCCTTGGATTCAGTCTTGAAGATTCTGGGCAACCGTATGAACCAGTTGGTTTATTACATGGAAATGCCTAAACATAAGATTGACAACACTGTACACCAGTACAACCAGTTGTACAAGTATGGTGAGGAAGTTGGTATTTTCAATGCAGAAGGTGAAACTCCGCAGGAAACCGATTCTCAATACAGACGTAAATCAATTGTAACCAAGTTCATGGGTGTTTCCGGACAGGTTACACATCCGGGAATGTTGGTTAAATTGGCTGGCAATATGGACATGTATCAGAAAGAAGTCGAGAATAAGACTATCCTTCTGAGTACCATTATCGACACACGTCTTGTTGACGCTGATTCTTCTTGTGTAGCCGAGCAGTTCGACGGTGTTTTCCGTCAACACATGTTGGGTATCAACGAAATGGACGGTGGCACGGCAGAAGGTAAGACTTCTGAACAACTGTTAGACGGTTATTTCAACAGTCCGGCAGTTATCGACGCACAAGGTTCTGTGTTGAATGACAGTCTGATTCAAGACGCTGCAAACGTTGTAGTGAACGTTTATAACGGTTATATCGACCGCATCATTTCTAACCCGATTGTGTTCAACAACTACGTTAAGATGTTCCACGAAAGCAAGCGAGTTATTGTAGGTCTTGCTGCCTCTGTAACTGGTGCAACAATGGGACAGTCTGTAAACGACGTTACAACTCAGTTCGGTAAGATTAACATCAAGAATGACCGTTTCTTCGACGAACGCAAGCCTATTATGGTAGGCAAGGGCGCCACAAGTGCTAAAGCTCCGGTTGCTCCGGTTGTTGGTACTGCTATTAAGGTTAATACAGCCGATACCAAGACTAATTTCGGCAACCATGCTGGCTCTTATGGCTACTTGGTAACAGCAAAGAATCGTTATGGTGAATCTGCACCTCTGAATATCACATCTGCTGGTGCCAAGGCTGTAGCTGCTTCTGAATCAGTAGAATTTAGCTTTACTGCTGGCGTAGGTGGTGCATATCCGGCTACTTGCTTCGTGGTATACCGTACCAAGAAGAATGCAGCTCTGAATGCAAACACTGAATACTATCCTATCTTTGAGGTTCCGGCTTCACAGATGGCAACAGGTTATGACGGTGCAGCCGCAAATTGTGTACGTGACCGCAACCGTATCATTGCAGGTACCAAGTCAGCTTTGGTATACTACAATGACAGTCAGATTAACGAATACTTGCAGTTTGCAGACACCATGAAGATGGACTTTGCCGTTACATCTCCGAGCAAACGTTTTGCAATTTTGAACTACGGTACCCCGGTATTGTATCAGCCAGCAAAGATTGTACGTATCGTTAATATCGGTGAAGAAGGCTTGTAATTAGCTTGATATAAATTTATATGTTTAAGAAGTGAAAAGTGAAAGGGAGGGAGTAATTGAACTCCTTCCCTTTTTGTTTAAAAATTTTGTATTATGGAAAAGGTAATTTTAAAAAGTCGGGTGTATAACAACCATAGAATTGTGCTTAATGGTGGCCCGGTACAGTTTGTTAACGGTAGAGCGGAAGTATCGGAAGAACTCTATCAAGAAATAGTAAGACGTAAACTTCCCGATATTTACAAGGAAGGTGAGGAACCGGAATTCAAAACACGCCTTGAAGAAAAACTTCGTTCGGAAGTGAAAGAAGGGAACAAGGAATATGAAGAGGAAATAAAACGCCTTAAAAATATCATTGAGGCACAGAAGGTCGAGATTTCCAGAAAAGAAAAGGAAGTGGAGATGTGGAAGAAATGTGTCGAGGAATTGAAAGCAGGAAAGCAGGAAATGGTGGCAACCCCCGAACCGGAAACGAAACCAGAAGAAGAAACTCCTATCAAGCAAGAAGAGGACGACGAGGTGAAAACAGCCCTTAAGAAAATGAAGGTGGACGAACTGAAAGAGCTTGCAATGACAGAAGACGGAGGTTCTTTCAAGGAAGAAGACCTTAAAGGCAAAAAGAAAGAGGAAATTATAGATATGATTTTGTCTAAATAAAAATACTTTACAAGGATGGGTCAATTAACTTTTACGATAAAATACAAGAAAAATTCCGGACTTGTGCTGTCTGTAGCCGAGATATGGCAGACATACCTATATGGAATAACCATTGATGGAGGGCAGGGAGCATCATTTACGGACGAATCCATGCGTTTCTATATAGAATCAGCACAAAGAGAGGTTGAAAACTGGTTCAACTTGAAATTCTGTAAACAGTTAATTGACCAGTCTTTGACTTATTATCAGAAGGACTATTGGCAGCAATTCCCTATATTGTTTCCGTCTTATCCGGTAAGGAAGCCGTTAAGCATGATTGGGATGCTCAATAAGATAGAACAGATTATATACCCCCAAGGATGGCTATCATGTCAATATGATAGCGGTATGGGACAAGGGAAGAGAAGATTGAGCGTTGTTCCTACCGGGTCTTCCACTACACAGGGAAACGCGGAAATCATATTGACAGGTATAACGTCACAGATAGGTATGCAGCGTTTCCAGTATATACCGGATTATTGGAGGGTACAGTATATAACCGGGTGGGATGTAGACCAGATGCCTATGGACTTGATTAATCTGTTAGGAAAACTTGCAACTTTTGGACCAGCTTCAATTGCCGGGGATTTGATTCTTGGTATTGCTGGTGTTGCTGGGCAATCTCTAAGCATAGACGGATTAAGTCAAAGTATAAATACAACGGCTTCTGCGACATCTTCGGGATATTCAGCCCGTATATTGGAATATTTAAAAGAGATAAAGGAAACAGCAGGAAGGTTGAAGTTAGTGTACGACGAGGTTAAATTTGCAGTATTTTAAGTTATGGGAGAAACAAGAAATATATTACAGTCTCCATCTTCTGGATTGAGTAATTTCCGACCGGAATTTTTCAAATCGGAGTTCGACCAGGCGATACAAGCCAAAGGTTACGATGTGGAGATAATGCGTGCTTTGCGTTGTCCGTGTCATGGAAAAGAATCTGCATTGCCGGATTGTCAGAACTGTTTCGGTACAGGATATTTCTATGTTAATGCCATACACACAAAGGCGTTGATAACAGGGATTAACTTTACCGATAAATATAAATCATGGAGCCAAGAACTTTTAGGTACAATGGCGGTAACGGTGAGGGACATAGACAAAGCAAATCTTTCCTATTATGATAGAATATCTTTTAGAAATGAGATATCCTATTTTTCTGAAAATCTTCCTATAAGGTATGACGATATGGGACAGCCGTTTGTGTTCACTACATATAAGCCAGTACAAGTATTGGCGATGTATCTGTTTGAGGCTTCAAACAAACCCCTTGTAAAGACGGATAAAGGACATGTAAGCGACGTTAACCCTTATTGTATTATATTGGATATGGAGATAGACGCTTTGCCCGAAAATGGTTTTGTGTCGGTATATTACAAACATAATCCGGAATATCATGTTATAGATTTGCCGCATGAGATACGCGCTTCATGGGCCACTGACAAGAAAAGCGGACAACTGAATAAGATAGAGCTTCCGGTCCAGGCTATTGTAAGAAGGAGCCATCTTATAGCGATAGAGAAGCCGAATTTTGATGGTAGCGGTGTGATATATAATGAAGATGTGTAAAAATTTGCTTTTTTGATGAAAAGTGTTTAGATTTGTACAAATTTAAATATTTTGTATTGTGAGAGCAAAGAAAGTTTTGGAAGTCCTTGGTATAAGCCGGGCAACATTATCCAATTATGTAAAGGAAGGAAGGATAAAAACCCATAATTCCGCTACACAATGGATAGATTACGACGATGAATCGGTATATGCGATTGCGTCTAAAGGACAAAGAAAGAATGTAATATATGCAAGGGTTATGAATAAACATAACCTTAACAAGCATATAGAAGCATTGGAAAGGTATTGCAGGGAAAACGGACTGCACGCCAAAGATGTATATAAGGATGTGACGTTTAACGTTACATTGGCGCAAAGAAAAGGGTTCAACAAGTTGTTGGACGACGTGATATCCTATAAGATAGGAACGGTAGTAACACTGAGCCGGAAAAGTCTGTCGGGAACGGGCAGCGATTTTATAGAGATATTGTTTGCAAAGTTCGGGTGTGATATTAGGTATATAACAGAAGAGTAAAAATGCTGCCTCTATATGTTGACATATCGGAAACAGTTGCGGAATTCGCATTGACACCACAAGAAGCAGAATTCCTTGGAACACGTCTTGTTGACGATGTAGTAAAGGAATATATGCGAAGATGGAATGCACTTGTGGATTCTGAACTGCATCAGACACGGGGTATATATCGGTCTGCAATGCAGGTAGACCGGACTTCCGCCACATCTGTAGAATTTGTATTGTCTGCAAGGGCGGCAGGTCCTCTTCCTATGATGCTGGAAGAGGGTGCGACACCGTTTGACGAGAAGATAGGGTTCCAGCGTTCGGACAAGGCGAAGATAAAGAAGGACGGTTTGGGATGGTATCTTACAATACCGTTCAGACATGCTACGCCTGGAGCAATAGCGGAATCTGGAATATTCAGTTCCGTTATGCCTAAAGACGTGTACGATATGGCACGTAATGCAGGAGGGCAACCATTGAAGCTTGCAGACTTGCCGATAAGCCAACAGGTAAAGGGAAGCCGGAAGGAAATAAACATACCCGGAATGAACGTACCGGAATACATGCGCAAGTCGGCAAAATATGAAGGTCTTGTAAGGGTTGAGGCTCGAAGTTCGGACCAGGAAAAGAGAGGTCAGTATATGACATTCAGAAGAGTTAGCGACAAGTCAGACCCTACAAGTTGGTTCAATGGCGGTATAACGGCCAAAAAACTTATGGATAGGGCTTTGGAAGAAGCCCAGATAGAATATGTTGCCGAAATGGCGATAGACGAGGCATTAAAAAGAATTAAAGGATTATGATGGAAATTGTTAAGGTAAAGCAGTTTATAGTATCAATATTGAACTATATACCGGAAGATTATAGGCTGCACCAGGGAGACGAACAGAATACTTTCCTATACAGACTTCTTAACGGAATGAAGGAAGGGAATTTTGATTTTTACGACCAGGCAAAGAAATTGTTTTTAAGGGGAATGACAAACCCCCGTAATTTAAGGGTGTTGTTTGAGTTTCCGAAAGACAATACCGGATTGCCAGCCTATGTAATAAGGGAACCGGGTGCAGACCCAGGAGCAGCCAATTCCATAGGAAAAATGAACGGACAGATATACGATGGCGGTGCATGGCAGATAAGAGACAGCCGTTTCCATAACTTTGAGATAATGTGTCTGTCGGACAACATGCTGGAAAGTATAATTATGTCGGAAGTTTTGTATGCGTTGATAATGGGTTCCTACAACTGGCTTTCTACCCAATATGATTTGGTAGAGGTAAGAATAACGGAATTAATGACAAACCAGAATGTATTGCCTATTCCTATTTTCATAAAGTCTGTAAGGCTTGACTTGACTTTGGACCAGATTGTAGGAACACTGGTAAACGAAGAATTGCTTAACAAGATTGCATTTGAGGATGCAGGAATAGCAGCCGAAAAATGGGGTGCGGACAATTATAGCAGGGATTATGAATTGCCCGGTGTAGAATCGGACATTGACAAAATTGTTACGAAATAGTTGGTATAAGGAGGGAAATTGTTTACCTTTATACCGAAAAATATGAATGTAAGGATTTGATAGGGAAGTTCTTGCAGAATTTCGTGGACTAATAAAAGAAAAATAATATGGCATCAACGTTTATTTTCAACGGTCGGCAGATTTCATTGCCCGGTGTCTACTCCACTATTGTAAGTGGGGAAATGAACCCGGCACGAAATCTTGACTATGGAAAAGTCCTTATTATTGATACAGGAAAGTATTCAGCCGGATTTGGTGGCGGTGCTGGTATCAATGGCGAGAATGCACAGGGACAGAACGCTATCTATACTTTCGACAATATCGCGGATTTTCGTGCTTTCATGAAGGGAGGTCTTTGGTGGAGAGTTGCCGAAGCTCTGTTTGCACCGGACCCTTCAAACCCCGATGCAGTAGGAATTTCCGAACTTGAATTTGTTCGTGCAGCAACAACTACAGGTGCAAAAATGACGTTTGCGACGGCAGCAGGAGGCACGTTTGCGGTAAAAACATTGGACGAAGGTTTGGTAGCCAACGGTTCGTTATTGAACGACGAGTTATTAACAAAGGGTTACGGTATGAACTTTATCGCAGGACGTGAAGACGCTACCAAGTGGATTTTGCAGTTCTGGAGAGGTACATATACCGGAACATACAGCGACGGTTTACCCTACGGAGACATCACGCAGGAAAACAGTGACCCCGAACTTGTTCTTGAATCACCGGAATTCAAGAATATGCAAGAACTTGTGGATTGGGCACAGAATGATTCTAATTTTGCTTTGGCGTTCGTACTTGATTCAACTACCAATGTAGAAGGAAATGGTGAGATTACCGAAGGGGACATTACAACGGCACTGAATGGTAAGCCTTATATTTTGGCGGCAGGAGGTACAGAAAGTTTCGACATGGACGACTTTAACGCTGTACTGGACCAGATTGTAGGTTTGGACTATAGTAATGTCATTCTGGACCAGGTAGGAGACAACGCCTATTCAGCCACGACAAAGGCATATCTTACACACATGAACGGTGCGGCCAAATTCCAGCATTTTCTCTATGTGGCAGGATATGACAAGGGAGCCGATTTCTCAAAAGAAATTGATTTGGCGAAGAAGTTCGACAGCTCGTTTGTGCAGCTTGTACATGGTGGGGCAGGCGCGGTGTCTGCGTTCGACGCCCAGAAGATACGGTGGTGGGGTGTAATGTATAACTTGTGCGCGATTGTGGGACGTATCAGCGGAAAACCGCCTTATGTACCGCCTACATTCAAGTCAATCGGAGTTGACAGACTGCAACACGCATTGACTGAATCGGAGAAGAAGAAGGCATTGAAATACGGTATTTTAACAACCGTATTGAACGACTACACCGGAAAGTTCAATATCTTGCAGGGTGTGAATACATTGCAGGACAACGCCAATCTGTTCAATGCAAAAGGGCAGTCCTATTCCATTCAGTTTATGCGTATCGTCGCACAAATCAATAAGGAATTGATTGTAAATGCGACATTGGATTTGCTGGGACAGGAAAACGGTGTTAACGCCAATACACTGACAGCAGGAGCGGTTAAAGACTGGACTGTGGCATACTTGCAGTCAAGAACTGCAACGGACGCACAAGACAATCTGATTTTGTCGTTCAAAGACGTAGTGACAACAAGAAAGGAAGACGCTTATTTCACCACTTACAAAATTGTGGTAAATAACGAAATCACCAAGTTGTTCTTTACAGGTTACTTAATTCGTGGATAAAACAAACCCTAAAAATTAGAAGATTATGGCAGTTTTTACAGCGCCTAAAGCGTATATTAAAATAGATAATCAAGTAGCCGGGTTTGTTCGTAATCTGCAATTTGCAGAAAACATCACCCGTGCGAATGTACAAGGGCTTGGCTCACTCCTTAACCAGGAGGTTCCGGCCGTACAGTATCAATGCACATGGACGGTAGACCAATTCTTTATTGACTTCAAGCAGCCAGTAATGGAAGGCATGATGCACCGTCTTGGTTCCGTCAAGTCTATTGTAGACACCTTGATTTTGGGCGAGCTTGGTTTTGCCATTGCTATTTACAGCAAGACAATTCAGAGCCAGGATTCGACTACAAAGATGGTGACAGCAGTAGACCCTACCGGACAGACTATGTGCATGTTGAATCCGTGTTTTGTAAATAATCAAAATTTTTCATTGCAAGAAGCTGGCATTGCCGGGTATTCTATATCGGGAATCTATCTTTACCCCGTATCAACTTTGGAACTTTAATTTTGATTATAAACAATTGATAATTAGGGAGTTACAATTTAGTAACTCCCTTTTATTTTGGTTATAAATAATTATAAATTGGATTAATTATAGAATAATAAAATGTTATGTAATTTGTAAAATATTTTTATTATAGTGAATTATTGGTATTGTGAAATGATGTTGATAAATCCACAATTTAGACATAAGCACTTGCGTATCTCATAACATAATATTATCTTTGCAATGTGATAAGGAAAGAAAGTCAAACAAATAAAAGATAAAAGATATGAAATCAAATGTAGAAAGAATGACGGAAGATTTGAAAAAGGTGTTGTTTTCAAATGTATATAGCTTTGAGATTGAAACGAAAGATATAGTTTTCGGATTTAATAAGGTATTGAAGAAAAGAACTAAATCAATGGCAAAGGCTATAGCTTTGGAACAAAAACTGAGAAAAGATATTGGACGCTATTTGTCCAGTACGGTAGTGATTGCTTCTGTAAGAATGTATAAAAACGGAGAGTTGAAATGCGAATTAAAAGCTAACAATTTTTGATTGTCAAACAAATAAAATTTTGAAGTTATGAACGTTTACAGCAAGTTTTGTCCGAATGTATTTTTAGCAAAATGTGAAGAAAAGTATGAGAAGGGAGAAGTTATCGAAGTAACAACCAAGTACGGAAAGGAAAACGAATGTATTGTTTTCAACTTGATATACGAAAAAGACGGATTTTATTACTATTCGATAGTACGTGCAGACGGTTTCAACGTCCAGGAATGGGCGAAGCAAAGAGCGGAAAGACGCAGAATGTGGGCGGCTTCGGCAGAACAAAAGAGTAACGAGTATTACGAAAAATCGAATAAAGATAGAGACTTTCTATCATTGGGAGAACCTATCAAGGTCGGACACCACAGCGAAAGAGGACATAGAAAGATGATTGACGATGCCTGGAACAATATGGGCAAAAGTGTTGAGTTCAGTGACAAGGCTGTCGAACATGAAAGAGTAGCCAGGTATTGGGACAAGAAAGCGGAGGTAATTAATCTATCCATGCCGGAAAGTATAGACTATTACGAGCACAAGTTAGAGAAAGCCAAAGAATATCACGAAGGCTTGAAGTCCGGCAAATATCCACGTGAACATTCCTATTCTTTGACTTATGCGAAGAAGGCGGTTAATGATATGCAAAAGAATTATGACACAGCAAAAAGATTGTGGGGAGAACAAGAGGATTGAAACAGCCATTGAAAGGATAATAGAATATCTTTTCAATTACACTCCCAATTTTAAAAGAACCCGGTCAAAAATAGAACTCATGGAAAAGTTCTGGGAAAAGACCGGGATTTCCTCTAATAGGGCATTATGGGAATATATGGTGTTTCAAGGGTCTATGATAGAGAGCAGCCGATACAAGGAAATAATATTCGACCCCTATAATTTGATAGGACCGAAGGCAATAGAAAAGTGGAACAAGAGAGGAAGATATCAAGTATTCAGAGCTAACAAGTATCAGCGAGAAAGAGGATGGATAAGCCCGTTTAAGGAGAAGGAAGAGGGTTTATCTGAAAGATACAGGGAGATGTTGAGGAAAAAGTATTGGAACAAGGAGAAGGGGTTTATACTTTGCAGCCAGTACGGAGGATGGTTATTCGACAAAAATAGATGTAAGGATTGTATATTTTATAAGATTTGTGAAAATGACATAATAAAAGTTTATGTTATCAGATAATATTATTATATTTGCATCATGAGAAAGACAGTGAAGGAAGAAGTTAGACCGTGTGTTTCTTGCAAGGAGAATCATTTCATATATGACCGCAACAGATGGTTATGTAAGGAATGCTACGACAATAGAAAGAAATTGAGACTGAACCGAGCTTCATTGAAGGAAGAGGAAAACAGGCTTAATGAAGTGTTTGTCAAGGTATGGGAGGAGAATCCCCATTATTGTTTCCATTGTGGAAAGTGGCTGGGACTTGAAATGAAGCCTATTTTTTTCTCCCATATATTGAGCCGGGGAGCACATCCTGGTTTGCGCTGTGACCCGGAAAATATAGTTCTGGCATGTATGGAATGCCATCAGATATACGATTTTGGAGATAGAAAAAGTTTGAAGAATCAGATACCAGAAGAGAGGATAGAAAAACTTTTGGAGAAAGAGCATGGGAAAAGATATTGATTTACTGATAGGATGCGCAGAAGTGTTTACCGCTATAGGACTGAAAAGGATTTCCAGAATGATAGCGGATTACCTGGAGAACCCTAATAGCGAGAAGGCGGAAATATTTCAGAAAGAGGTTGAGGCATGGAAGGAATACGAGGAACGTTCAAAAGGCAGAATGTTTGTGTTCAGTGACGGGGAACACGCCCTTATGAAGTATTTTATTATATCGTATGAAAAAGACTGGTATTCGGACGGAAACCCGGCTATAGTGATAAACAAGCTGGCAGACGAAAGTGCATCATTCAAGGACAACCCTATAAAGAATTTATGGGTGGTGTATAAGAGCGAAGAGGAAAGGGACAAGGATTTTGAAAGGTTGTTAATGATAAAGTAATGAGGTATGAACTATGGATTATCCTATAAAGGGAGTAAATCACGTATTGCAAAATGGGTTGTTGAGGCCCTTCCTTCTGCCGATGTATGGGTAGAACCTTTTGCCGGGGGATGTGCAGTCACTCATGCAGCTATTTTATCGGGGAAATACAAAAGGTTTATCATAAACGATATAACGGACAGCGCAAAGTTTTTCGCTGACGCGGTAAACGGGAAGTTCAAGGATGAAAACCGATGGATAAGCAGGGAGGACTTTTTCAGACTAAAGAAAGACGATACGTATGTAAGACTATGTTTTTCTTTCGGCAACAATCAGAGAACCTATTGCTACAGTGAACAGGTCGAACCATATAAGAAGGCTTTCCACTATGCAATCTGTTTTGGTGATTTTAGTCTGTTTGAAGATATGGGTATCTCTATTCCGGAAGATGTGTTTAAGGGGTGTGATACATTCAAGGACAGAAGGCATGCAATAAAGGATATTCTGGTGAAGCTTAATTATCCGGATAATTTGCAGAGATTGCAAAACATGGAACGGCAGGAAAGACTTTGGGATTTGCAGAGTTTACAGGGAATGGGTAATATCGAAGTTTTCCAGGGTGATTATAGAGAGCTGGGAATACCGGAAGAAGAGAAGTATGTAATATATTGTGACCCGCCCTATATAAATACAGAAGGGTATTCTACTAAATTCAGCCATGAAGAATTTTATGGCTGGGCGAAACGGCAAAAGAATTGCTATATATCGGAATATCGGATGCCCGAAGATTTTGAAAGGGTTGACTATATAGATAAAACGGTATTATTTTGTGGAAATAACAAAGGCTGTAACAAGCAAGAAGGTCTTTGGGTTTGTAAAAATAATTTATTTTAGTTGGTATGGGAAAATTTTTAATAGAAGATGTAAACGCGAAAGGATTGCTTATCTGGATGAACGACAATTTCCGGAAGCAGAACGGGAAACGGTTTACCCGTAATGATGTGCAGGCATATATAATGAGAGGACATCTACCCGAATATATGGGAGGAAACGAGATTGTGGTAACACCTAAAAAGCATTGTACAATTAAGATGTACAACGTATTGGAAAATGACAATAACCCGGTAGTGGAGGAAGAAGAAAATGAATGTATTGGTAGCATGTGAAGAAAGTCAGAGAGTTTGTGAGGCTTTTAGAAAACGAGGACATAACGCCTTTAGTTGTGACATTGTAGACTGTAGCGGTGGGCACCCCGAATGGCATTTCAAGCAGGATGTTTTGCAGGTTATTCCCAATTTCGGCGGAAAGCTGCAAAACGGTGAAGAGTATTATTTGCCAGAAGGCGAAGAATGGGATTTGATGGTTGCACACCCACCTTGTACTTATCTATGTGTGTCCGGTGCTGCATGGTATTATCACCCGGAAGATAAGGGGCTGCCGATAGAACAGAGAAGACCACATCCGAAATATCCAAACAGGGCGAAAGACCGAGAAGAAGCCGTTAATTTCTTTATGGAGCTATATAATTCGGACGTAAAAAGAATTGCCATAGAGAACCCAGTAGGGATTATGAGTACAAGGTTCAGAAAGGCAGACCAAATCATAGAACCTTGGATGTTCGGGGATGAAGCAAGCAAGAAGACTTGTTTATGGCTTAAAAATCTGCCTAAACTCACTCCTACAAAGATTGTCGGGAAAGGTGAAGTGGTGGAAGGAAAGAATGGTTTTAGAATGCAGAAATGGTATTGTGATGCCTACGGACTGCCTAAAGAGGAAAGACAGAAGATAAGAAGCAAGACATTTCCGGGCATTGCGGAAGCGATAGCGGAACAATGGGGTAGTTTAAAATAAATTTTGGTAACGTGAAAACAAGTAGTAATTTCGTGATTGTCTATGACTTTGAAACCGGGGGATTGCCAAGCAAGGAGAAGCAGGCTTTTTTGGACATCCCTTTGGTAGAAATGGCTATGTCGTGCATAGACATGAAAAAGTTGGAAATAATAGACCGTGCAGAAATGATATTCCCGTATAACTACAAGGAAGGACTTGCAGGATATTCGGAGGAAGCAACGGCAGTACACGGCATAACAAAAGAAGTCCAAGAAGAGAATGCGGTGCCATTGAAAGAGATATACAGCACTTGCAAGAAATGGTTCGCCAAATACGAGAATCCACGCCAGATGTGTACGCTTGTAGGGCACAATATCGTAGGATTCGATAACCGGTTTCTGAAAAACTTCTTCGCCTACATGAACGACGATATAGACAATTACGTAAAATACTACATAGACACGATGCAGTTTGCACACATGGTAGCTTTGGAGCAGATGAACTACAAGCTGGGCACGTGTTGCCAGGCTGCCGGGATTGACCTTGTGGAAGCGCACAGGGCGCAGCACGATGTGGATGCGAATGCGATGTTGTTTATCTCCTATGTGAAGAAGTTAAGGGGTGAAGGTGTGGAAATGGTGCAGAAGAAAGAGAGGAGATATAGAGAGGACTTTCAGTTATGTTAACGGGTGACGGAAAAGGAATACTTACAAATAACCAGCTTACATATCTATACAATGCAGTAGACAATATCATAGAGAGACTGCCGGAAAGGGCGCTTAACCAGTTGCTTGAAGGATATGGAAACGATGTTGATACCATGCTTAGAGAAATGGTCCATCAGTCGGAAAAGGCGTTGTATCTGGGACGTACTATGGATTCGGAAAGCTTGTCTTATGTGGATAACGTGAAAGCCTCTATGGACAATACTCTTAAGATATTGTCACTCAATTATTTTATAACAACCATGCTTCCCAAGTTTCGGTTAGGATGGCGTAACATAGAGTGGTCCAATTTGACGCAATTATATCCGTGGAGTTGTTATTTATGCGCACGCGCGAGTGGCAAAAGTTATCAATGGTCTTATGCCTTCATATTGTGGCGTTTATGGTCCTATACAAGACCGACCGCCTACAGACAGGACACGGTAGACAATGCCAACAGGAAAGAAACATGCTATATTACCAACACTTTTACACTGGCAAAGGTGCAGATAGCGAAAGTAACGGAAGAGATAGAGGCAAACGACTTGATAAAGGAAAAACTCAACCCCTATAACAAGGCTTCAATCGGAGAAACAGCCATAAAGACGGAAACCGGAAGTACGTTACATGTGCGAGGTAAGGATTCAATGATTCGAGGTCTGCACGTGGGGGCTTGTTTGTGTGACGATATGCCGGACGAAAGCTCTCTATATTCGGACGAACAAAGGGAGAAGTTGAAAGAACTTTTGAAGGGTACAATAGAGCCGATTGTGGAACCATACGGGTATTTCCTTGTAACTGGTACACCCTATTCTTCTGCACCGAATGAATTGTATCAGATATTGAAGGCAGACAAGCGTTTCTATTGTTTTGAATATCCGATATTGTTTCCGGACGGTAGACCGTTAGCGCCGGACAGATACACGTTTGAACAGATATTGGCGAAAAAGGAAGAGCTTGGAACGATTGTGTTCAACCGTGAATACCTGGTGGTTCCTATCAGTGACACGTCAACGATATTTCCGTATGAATATCTGATGCGTAGCGTTATAGGAATGGAAACGATACGTTTTGCGTCAAGTATAGACGATTTCCCTTTCAAGCTTACAAGGGTACATATAGGTGTGGACTTTGCGGTTTCCGGTAATATTGGAGCGGACTATACAGTGTATTCGGTATGGGGCAAAGATGCGATGGATAACTACTATTTGTTGTACTATTACCGGAAGCGCGGTATGTCGCACAACGAACAGGTAGATAAGATTGTACAGCTTGACCGACTTTTCCACCCTAATAAGATACGGTGTGAGGCAAACGGTTTCCAGTCCATATTGTCCGGACTGGCAAAGGAAAGAGGGCTTAAGAATATAGAACCGTTCACGACAACGGAAGGAAACAAAAAGGACCTCTATACTGGATTGCCTTCTTTGTCTGCAATGTTTGAGAGAGGACAGATAAAATGCCCTTATGCGATTGGGGAAACAAGGCAGGCGGTAGACTTGATGTTCGGTGAATTTTCTTCTATTACATTTAGAAGTGATAACGGGAAATTGGAGGCAGCAAGTGGTCACGATGACGTGGTAATGTCGTCGTTCATTTCCTTAAATAGCTTACGCGAAGACGATAAAGAAGTACAATTAAGTGTAGAATTAATATAATGTTAATTATATGTTAAAAGCACATACGCACTTGCGTATGTCATAACATAATATTATCTTTGCAATGTGAGAAAGAGATAAACGAAGTCAAACAAATAAAAAGATAAGAAAATGGAAAACGATGTTAAGGTTCTCAAAGAGTTATACAAGTTCATTTGTGTTAGTGAAGGTATTAAGGCAATTGCCTTGAAGTTCTGTAAAGTTGGAAAGGGTGGAGCTTGCTGTTCATATGTGGCTAACAAACCGAAATCAATCTCTATTGACTTGAATAGAATTAATGTCGGTTCCGCCTACGCTTTGTGCCACGAAGTAGCACACCAGATATGTATCGCTAATGAAGGCAATGCAACGCATAACGCAAAGTTTAAAAAGATGGAAAAGGAATTGGTTAAGAAGTATGCTAATTGCGCTATTGCAAGAAATTTGATTTGGTAACGAAGGGAGGACAAAGTTATGATTACTGATAGAAAGAAAGCCCCGGCATGTTTGAGATATAATGTTAGTAACAATTCCGGTTCAATAAATAAGAATTTCGAGAAAAATCAGCAACAAGAAGCGTATGATTTTGCTTATTCAATGAATGAGACAGCAATAATTAGAGGATATATGTTCGTGAAACATAAAGGTGAATGGGTAAGAAATACGATTTTTATAGACCATGTTTTTAAATAAAGAAGGAGGGTAATGTTATGAAAAAGGATTTGGTAAAGACGGCTTTAGGATATAGATGTTTTCTATCTATTGAGGAAATTGAAGTGACAGACCCTAAAGATAAGAAGGAATGTAAGATATTTGAAGAATTTAACGATTCTACAACTATTAAGAAAATAGCATTGAAGTATACCGACAACAAGCTGTTCCACGAGATAACAAACCGATTGATTGAACTTGATAAGGTGGATTTGACAGAAGAAGAACATGCAGAAAGACAAGCGTTAATTACGCTATCTCAATATTTTAGGATTAAGTTTTGATAAAAGAGATTAATAACGTATATTTGCGAATAATATTTTGTAAAAATGGAAGATAAAATCATTAAAATTAAGGGACACGAATATAAGATGTCCTTCCCTACAGTAGGACAGTATTACGAGATTGAAACTCAGAAGCAGTTTTTAGGTCGTGGATATTACAATACCTTGTTGGGAAACAGAACGCAGGCTGCGGCTGACGCTTTGGATATGATAGACATTGAAGCGACGCTTACAGTAATGTTGCCGGATTTGCTGGCAGATATGAAGGTAACTTCTTTTAAACAGCTTGGTATCAAGGACTATGTGGAGGTAAGGGATATTTACAATAAGGAGGTTTTGCCTTTTATTAAGGAAGTCGAAAAAATGATGAACCCCAACCGATAAGAGTATTCGAGCGAGAATCACTATAGTTTGAAAGTTTAGTTATTCAAAGAGTATAGGGGTGTAGTCTGTTACGGGTTATGCCCCTATTTTTGATTGATTTTGTATGATGGAGCGAGATAAAAAGGAAGATTTCAGAACGTTTGTAGTCAGATGGAACAATAAATTTCCGCTTGACAGATGGTACAGGAAGAAACATAACATTGCTTTCATGTCCGAGGAACACAAGAAATGCTCTTTTTTTCAACAACTTTTCGAGTTCGAGGAAGACCGGATGTTCAAGCAGGCTTTGGAGGACGAGGAAAAGAAAGTTGAATATGTTCCGAATATCGGTGAATGGCTGAAAGATTCCTATGACGAAATGGTAGACCAGGAAACCGATACCAAGGAAATAACGCAAAGTCAGATTGAAGCCTTCCGCGAGGAAATGGCGCGGATGGCCGAATACGAGGAAAGCCAAAAGGATAAGGAATAATGGCAGAGGATAAGAGGATTAGGATAGCGGCCGACACCACACCGCTAAGACAGTTGAGAGAAGAAGCGGTTTCTTTGTACCGCGAGATAAACCAGACTTCCATGCAGAGCGCACAGGAAGCCGAGAAAAGCATTTCACAGCTACGGGAACAACTTGCATTGATGGAGGACCGTAACGAGTTGGAAAGGCTGTTGCTTGACCTTAAAAGACAGTCTGCTGCCATTGATGCAACCACAATGCAAAAACCGTCTCCTATGCCGGAAAGACCGATAAGGAGACAGCCGCCTACAGAAGAACTTCCAAGACCGGAACAACCTACTATAGACCCCGAAACTGGGTCTATTACATGGGACGTGTCACCAAGAAGAAAAGAGGAACCCGTACAGCCGGAACCAAGACGGAAAGAACCAAGACCGGAAACGGATGTAGAAGAGTCTTTGCCTACAGAAGAACCGGAAGAAAAGCCAGTACCAAGAAGAAGGAGAAGAAAAGTCCAGGAACCTATACCGGACGTTGAACCCATCATAGACGAGGAAACAGGTTCTATGACATGGGACTTGACACGGAAACCGCAAAGGGAAAGAGTTACTCCTATAGAAAGAAGTGTAGAAAGGGAGGAACCGACAACAAAGGAAACGCAGAAGGAAATATTAAGGGAAATAAACAGACACGTCGAAAATATAGATGAATCCGTTACGAACGTTGACAATTCCAAGAATTTCCAGGATAACAGCGAAAACAGAACGGACAATTCACGGCATACGGAGAATATAACCGAAAATGTCGTGAATATTGAAAAGAATACCCAGACAATAACGGAGAACACAACCGCTATAAAGGAAAAGGGTAATTTGAATGCCGTGTCCGAACAGTCAAACAGACCTCTGTTAAGGGAAGACGACAGAATACAGAGAAGACCGGAAATCACGGATAACGGACAAACGGAAATCAAGTTTTCCGACGAGGGGATAATACGTGCTATTACAAGACTGGGAGCGGTAACGGATAATATAGGACGTGATGTCATTTCCGCTTTAAGAGGACTTGAAAAAGGAACGGGTGAGGAAAACCAAAGAACCAGTATTACCCGTTACCTGGAAACTATTGCAAATTCTGTATCTGTTATAGAGGACAGTGCAGAAAACATATTAGAAGAAATACAGAAAGCCGTTTCCGGTTCTGGTTTCGGAGGTGGAACGGGGACACCTGGCGGCATTGTACCACCTACCGGAAGCACGGGGGGAATAGGAGGACTAAATATATTCGGAGGAGGATTAAAAGGAATATTGGGCGGCCTGGGAGGTTTAGCGGCATTCAATACCGCCAAAAACGTATTGTCTGAGAGATATTTCAGAAACCAGGAATTCGAGGCAAGGTCGCAATATCAAGGAACCGTGGAGACTGCTGCAAATTATACACGATTGCAAGCCGCTAACCAGGCAGACGCTTATAGATGGATTCCTTTAGTTGGAGATGTGATTGCAAAAAGTATAGAATTGCCAGCACAGCTTGCAGCAGAAAAGATGATGGCAACTTTCGGGAAATATGCGGAAGGCGAAAGACGTGTTATCCCGTATGCACAGGTTATGGGTGTATCAGCCGGGGAAGCTTTCAGACAAGCTGGAAGGGAAGGAAGTTATGCAGCAGAATCACTTGGTATGGATTACGCTTCATACCTTGGAAGACGTGCCGAATTGATACGTGCAGGAGGAGGACGCTTTGTAGGAGGTAATGAATATGACCCGTATGCAGTAAGGGAAACGCAGTCTGTAATGGCGGCAGAAAGATTGTTTGGTTTATCTCCTAATGCAGTCAACCGCTTGCAGGGTGCAATGAGATTTGGAGACCAGGATTCCGGTACGGGAGCTTCTGCCATTATTAGGGAGTTCGAGCAGGCAATGAAAAATTTAGGCATTCCTTTTGAGGAGATAGCTTCTACAATGGAGGAAAGTTTAGATACTTTCATTACACAGTCGGACCAGATTCTTTCCAAACGTGGTGAGTTTGACGCAAAGGAGCTTGCAGCGATGTTCAGTGGAATACGCCAGGCAACCGGATTACAAGGAAGACAGCTTGAAAGGGTACAACAGGCATTTACCGGACAGGGGATGTCAAAAGATGAGGTGACAAATGCAATGCTTGTGCGGTCTATCCAGGAAGTTATGCCGGACAAGACCTCTTATTCGGAAATCCAGGAAGAACTGGAAAAGATACGGGCAGGAGAAGCAAACCCCGAAGTTATGGAAAACTTCTTGAATAGGGTTGTAGAACGTACTGGGGGAGGTTCCGAGCAGTTACGTTTGGCAATGTCCGAAATATTTCCTAATTTGTCTTGGAATGACATTAATTCGACGATACAAAAGGACAGTGACCCGTCCAAGCTTGTAAGTAATCTGTTTGACTTGTATAGACAGTCAAGTCAAAGGATTAGGGAAACATCTACAGAAGCTTATGATAAAGATGCAGCAAGAAGGACTGTGGGGGCAGGGGAAACCATTCTGGCAGGTGATATGAACCGCCAGATGTCGGAAGGTGCAAATCAGTTGAAAGAGATTATTAGATTGTTGACTAATATTGACAATAATACGAAAGAAAAAAAGAAACCCGTAGAATCCGGTCCGGTTACGCGGTCTATGGTATCGGGTGGAGCAGGTCTTGTAAATGCGGAAAATGTTAGTTCGGGGGTTGAAGCTGGCCGAATGTTGTCACAATGGTTTAAGCGCGTTTTGGATGATTGGGCAAGGGAAAGAGTTGGTAATATGGCGGTTTCAGAAGCAAATAAAGTGATACAGCAAGAACGATGAAAGTAAATATATTTAACATACAGAGTTATAAGTACAACGTAGAACCCCAAACGTTTATAGACGATTGGCAAAAAGGACTGGGACCAGATACACCGGAAGCAAAGAAACTGTCGGTTCCGGAATTTATGGACGTGGTAAACGAGATTTCCAAAATTTCAAACCTGGATGCTATCTGGGCTACATACGACGATTGGGAGAAAGAGAAGTACAAGAACGAGTATTCAAACAAGAATTTGCCATATATCAAGCCGAACACTCCACTTTCTTTCCCTATAAAGGATTCTCCTTTGCTTATACAAAAAGCGTCAAAGAGCGACATGTTCATGAAGCAACGCGATTTTTCGGCTTATTGGTCTGAAAATTTGACAAAGCTTCTACAGGATAAGGAAGGATATGTAGCGGACAATGTGGTTGCACTGGAAGAAGAAATGTCAGTAAGGACAAAAGTACAGCCTATAAACATTAAGGTGTGGATATACTGCAAGGCTATAAACAAGGTTGTGGATGTAAGTCAGTTCGTTAATACATGTTCTACCGACAAGGGGTTCAAGAACGGCACGTTTTCAATCAACATAACTCCTTTCAAGGAAGCCAATATGTCGAATGTGTATGGTGCAGGGTATTATGATATATTCCCGGTTGTAACACCGAAAGGATACGACTATAAATCCTATCTTGAAAAGGTAGTACAGATAAACGATATAGTGTTTATCCGGTTTGAGCGGTTGAGACTGGAAGGAAGTTCGGACAGTGAAAATGCCAATGATTTGTTTGTACCGTTGAACAAGCTTGCCAATAACGGTCCGGACTATAATGTTTGGGATATGATAGGTTTTGTGGACAGTGTAATGGAAACCTATTCTTCGGAAGACAATTCAAAGAGTACCGTCATAAGCGGACGCGATATTGCAAAAATGTTTGTGGAGGACGGAAGTTATTTCATACCTTTGGAAAATGTCAATGATACTGTACAGAACTGGTTATTAAGAAAAACAGGTGGTGTATGGAATGGACGTAATGTGTTCGGTGGTGAGTATCAATTTGTATGGAATTTGGGGTACAAAACGATAAATGAATGTATTTGGTTTATTATTAATATAATGTCTTCTATCGGATTGTGTAGTGATGAAGTTTTTTCTTCATGGGGTGACAAGCGGATAACGGCATACAGTATTCCGGGACAGCAGGACTTGAAGGTGAGGGGAATATGGCAGATTGTTAAGCTGCAAGTGTCTGGGGATATAATGGAAAGGATTGTGACAGATACAGGACTGGGAAACCCGAACGGAACACTGATGCAGTACATGGAACGCATTTGCCAATATCCGTTGACAGAATTTTTCTTTGACACCTATATAAACACGATTGATGTCATTGTAAGACAGCCACCGTTTACGGAGAAGGCAATAAAAGACGCTTTCAAGTCGGAAAACTATATTACGATAACACCGGATAATGTAATATCGTATAATTTGAGCTATGACCCACGGGTTTACACTTGGTTCCAGTTGCACGCACAGAATGCACAGGTAGGTGGACGTGACAAACCAGGATTGGCTTTTGTTCCTATTGTGTACCTGGAAGAGTATGTGGAACGATGGGGTAACAGGAAAATGGATTTCGTGGACATGTACTGTATTCGCATGATACAGAACGGAGCGGAAAACCAGAAGATATTTTCTACTTACCAGGCAACAATGCTGAATGACTTGATTTATCTTGTCGAAAGCAACATGTATGTACCTTTTACCCGGTGCGGAACGATAGAGATAAACGGGGACAGACGCATAAAGGTGGGAACTTTCGTGCTGAACCAAAGTACGAACGAGTTTTTCTATGTGACGAACGTAACCAACACTATATCATTTAACCGTGATGGGGTGGACAGACGTACCGTTTTACAGGTGGAAAGAGGATTCTATGTACCTATACTTAAAGGAAATCTGATGGAAGCGGTAAAAAGAAACGACAATTCGGTTTCTGAAAAATCAGCGTCCGGATTTACACCCGATTATTTTAAGTTGGTGGATTTAAGCGGTTTGAGACAGAAGGCGAAGGAAGCGGAAAGCGGACAGATAACATCCTATGACAACCCGACGGTTGACAAGCAGCAGTTTGATTATTTTTTGAACAGGAAATATTTAGGAGGACTTGAATAATGGCAGGAGGAGCACCAAGAATAAGCAGTAACAATTTGCCGCCTATAATGAAGGGGTATATAATGATACCCACGGATGTAGGCAGGGAAGCGTATATAGATACGGTATTTAGGACGAATATAGTTGCCGTGATGATGGAAGGCGGTATATTCCGTAATGATGCACGTATTACCAACGAGGCTATCAATAACATATGGTTTCCCGAAAAACCGGGTGAGAAGGGATGCCAGGTAATGATAGCGAGCAGCGATTTTCTTAATCAGCCTACAGTTATAGGCACCTTTATAGGGAATGATGAGGTTCCGGCATGGAGCGAGGATGTTATACGGATGAAAAAACAGGTGGAAGGAGTAACTATGTCTATGACGATAGACCCACGCAACCAGGAATGGAACATGAACCTTACTTCTATAGAGAAGCCCGTAAATTTCAACGTTACATTAGGAGGTAACGAAAAACATAAGATAAGATTGCAGAGTTCGGGGGAAGCCGAGATAGTGGCTTCCAAGAAGGTGAAGGTAACCGGATATAACGAAGTCATTGCGGAAGTCGTTAATGTGGTCGAGGACGTGAAAGAAAAGGATAAGGAGATAAGGCGTTTCGCTATGAACATGGAAGAGGCTAATTTTACGTGGAAGACCCAGGACAAGACAACCGTAATAAAGGCCGACCCCAACACTGTAGACGTTAATTTCCACGACGGGAAAAGCCATATAACAATGGATGAAAGCGGCGTAGTGCTGGGATATGACAATGATGCGGAAATGATTCAGTTAACGCAGAACCTAATAAAGCTTATGACCGGACAGAAAGTCAATATAAACAATGCGAAGGAACCTCTAACACTGGCGAACACTTTGATACAGCTATTGAATAATGTGGAGAACCAGATAATGACACTAAAGAACGCATGGCAAACAGCGCTTGCAGGTTCGGGGGCGATGGATGGAGGTAAAGCCGGATTCGGTGCCGGGGTCGGTGCGGTAGCGGCAGTAAACCCGTTACAGTTTGATGGAATAAAAAGCACGGTAACTTTTTCGGATTGATAATAATTTTGTATTTTTGAAAACGATAAGAAAAGATTATGGCAAACGTCGCACAATCAGCAATACAGAAAGCAGGGTCTTTGATAGAGACAGCCGGAAGAGCTATACTTGCATCTCAATTTCCTAATGATTTTGAGGTGTATCTTTGTACGCTTGAACTGGCAGATTCAAAGAACAATACGATAGATTTTTTCACATTCCCTATTACCCCGAATGCGATAAGCAAGACGGAAGCAAAAAGGGAAAACATAAGGAATACGGCAGGGGGCGTTACGGTGTTGTCTTCTCCTACTTTTGTACCGCAGGATATAACGATAAGAGGAGATTTCGGACGTACTTTCAAGTTGTTGTTGTCGCTTGGCGGTGGTGCGTCAAGTTTGGCAGGAGCGGCCTATAGTCTGTCAGCCGGAAAATGGAGTTTAAGCGATGTTTCGGGGAAAAGTACGAATTCTTTAAAATCAGCTTCATTTGACCCATCTGTAAAAAATGGATATGGATGCACGAAGATATTGCAAGCTATCATATCAAAAAGTAACGGTGTGGATAAGGACGGCTTGCCATTCCGTCTTTACTTTTATAATATGGCTTTGGGTGAGAGTTATTTGGTAGTTGTACCTCCTACAGGGTTGGTATTGAATCAGAGTTTGCAGCGCAATATGATTTGGGAATATTCGCTTACAATGACAGCGATAGCGCCTTTGGAAGCTGTAGCAGGAGAACAGAAAGCAAAAACAGCACTCACTAAAATTTGTACGGCCGCAGCAATACAGAAAGGTGTGAACGATTTGGCGGCTTCTTTAGCAACATTATTATAAGAAAGGGGTGAAGGATGGACGTGGTAATGGAAACGGCATACGCCAAATTCAAGAATATAACCGGGTACGACATAAAGAAGTTCTTCCAGAGTTATGTGGACTTCTGCAACAATCATTATCCCTATATAGTGGACTATTACCAGGGAGGAGAGATAAACGCACAGTCATTCTACGAACTTGACAAGATGATAGCGCAAATCAATATCGTAGAGCCTATGTTTCAACTCCATGAAAACAAGTTGGACGATATTTCTATGTGGGAAATATTAGACAACTTTTCGGAAGTGGAAACAAAGATATTGACAATAAAAAATTCTGACAGATGGTTAAGAAGTGCAACGCTTGGAAGACAGAACACCCTACAGCTTGACAAGCAGCTAAGGACAGGCGAGACGTTTGAGAATGTAGCGGAAGAAATTGCAATGACGGACCCGGAAGACGACTGGACTTCTATAACCACACCACAATACATTATAGAAGAGGACTATAAGGCAGGACAAGGAAGCAATACATTTGCAGTCAATCTTCGGAATGTCGGTGTGAATTATGTGGATAATGTGGTAGATACACTGGTAGGCGAGAACGTGTTGGGTAAAGACATAGATACGGAGTTTGAGTTTAAGAATGATGATTTGAAGGTGAAGAAATTCGGTACATCTATGGAGCAGGCATTAAAAATCATATTGGAGGCTTTGAAAGGCTGTATTCCGGAATTCAAGGACTACGGACTTCCATCTGATTTTGTAGGTCAGACAACAAATGCAATACAATACCCGGTAATATTTAAGGCCCTTATGAACATGTTCCAAAGAGATAACCGATGGGCGAGTGCAGAGCTTCTTGATTTGGTAAAAAAAGAAGACGCGGTGTTTATGAAGGTGAAGGCTACAACCGTGACGAGAGAAGATTTTGTTATTAATGTTCCTATTTAAATATATTTACAATGATTACTAAAACAGCGAATACGATTGCAAATTTAAAGAATTTGTGGGTTGAAATGTTTTTAAACAAGACCGACCGCGTTTCAAACATTGCGGACGGTTCTGTACTTAATGGCGTCGCTTATGGTACTGCAAAGGTGGCGCAAAAAGCGATAAAGGATATTGCCATAGTGGAGGCGCAGATTTTCCCAAAGTCGGCAACAGGCGAATATCTGGACAAATCGGCCGCGTTGTTCGGTGTAAGTCCGAGAAAAGAAGCGCTTGGTTCCTCTACTTATGTACGTGTTTTTGCCGAGCCTGGCACGCATTATGAGGTAGGGACAAAGTTTATTTCAAAGAATGGAGTGCAATTTACTGTAGACCAGCCTTTTACGGTTGATAAGTCGGGATATGGATATATCAGTGTAAGAAGCGTTATCACTGGGTCTGCTACCAATGTGGAGGCGAACAGTATTACAGAAGTATCACCAAGACCGTTGACACATATAGAGTGCACGAATGAATATGCGGCTATTGGTGGACGTGATTATGAGGACGACGAGACATTCAGAAACAGAATAATAAATTACAACAACAAGCTTTCCACCGATACAATGGAAGGCTGGACACAGATATTCCAGGATTTGGATTCACGTATTCTAAAGGTTATGAATGTCGGTTTGGGTGAGGACGGAAAGACGCACATCTACCTTGTAACCCAAAACGGGTCTTTCTTTACGGACGATGAATTGGAAGAATTGCTTACAAAAGCTACACCCTATTTCGGATTGACCGAACTTGATTTGCAGGGGAATACACTTGGAATTGTGATTGAGAATGCAAAATGGATGTATGTAGGTGGCGAAGAGGGGGTAGATTTCCGTGTGGAATTGTCACCTAATGCAGTGATTGCGGATGTAAGAAAAAATATCCAGATTGCAATGACTAAGTATTTGGATTTCCGTTTCTGGGAAGCAGGCAAAAAGGTAGAATGGGATGATTTGCTGGAAGTTGTGAAGACTGCGGAAGGCGTGAAGTATGTACCGGACGAATACTTCTTCCCCTATTTTGACGAAGAAGTGCCTTTGAATATGTTGCCTCGTATTAAGGGATTCAGAATGCGAGACTTGGAAGGAAATATTTTGTATGATTCGGGTAGCAGCTTGTCTAATATTTTCTATCCGGCAGGAGAAAGCGATATATATAAAGGCTCTCAATCGGTTATAGCGTCACAGAAATACTTGTGTTCGTTTACCGTAACCAATACCAAGAATGTAGCCGTACCGGGTGCATACATAACAATAGGAAACAAGGTAATCATTACGGATAGTAACGGTACGGCCAACATTCTTTTGGAAAATGGGGAATACTCGTACATATTATCAAAAACGAACTGGACGCAAAAGACAGGGGATTTTGTCGTTCTGAACAACCCTATTTATATAAACATAAATGATTTCATTGCAACACCCTATCCGGTTACGTTTACTGTATATGAAGGAGAAGCTCCTTTGCAGGGTGTCAAGGTGACGACAAGCGTGTACACGTCTGAAACGGACGATAAGGGACAGGCGGTCATTAATTTGGAGCCGGGAACCTATGAATACAAGCTTGAAAAATCGGGTTTCCAGACCATAGAAAGTGTATTTACGGTTGAAAATCAGCCAGTAGATATATTTCAAAGAATGTTCCTTACAAAAATGAATGTAAATTTTGCTGTAATTGACAGAAACAGAAGTATTTATATTCCGGAAGCAAACATCACAATAAATGACATAAAGGAAAAGACGGATAACGAAGGGCAGGCAAGCATGGGGCTGCAAACCGGGAAATATGAAATGAGGGTTGCAAAAGAAGATTATCAAGACCTTGTAAAGGAAATTGAGATTGTCGGAGAAGACCCTAATTGTATTCTCGTCGAAATGACGGCAATTCCGTATGCGATAAAGTTTACAGTGCTGGATTCTGCTACCCATATGGTTTTGGAAGGAGCAACGATAAAGATAAATGGTTCTACCTATCTAACAGACAAGGAAGGTATAGCGATTATAAGCTTGCCGAACGGAACCTATGAATATACGGCTTTCAAGTCCGGTTATATGTCCGTTAATGATTTTATAGTGGTGGAAGGTTCGGAAGTATCTAAGATTGTGGAACTGGAGCAAGCCTTCTATACATTTCGCTTGACTGTACGTGACATTGAGAACGGCAACTATATCCAGGGTGCGGAATTGCAGATAAACGGAGAGACGCGTGTCACGAACGTCAATGGTGTTGCAAGTGTGACACTTGGAAACGGTGATTATGAATATACGGTAACGCACAGAAACTATAAGAGATATACCGGAACGGTGACTATCAAGGACCAGGATGTACCGGAAACAATTTACCTGGAATTGAGAGACACGGTAATAACATATACCGCAACGGACGCGATAACGAAGGCTCCTATTTCCGGTGTATATATTGAATTGATAAACAAAGGGACCGGAATTAAGGTGGATTCTGGCTACACGAATGACATAGGTGTGTTGCAGCTTGGAGCGGAAGCAGGGGAATATACCTGGAATGCGACACATAGATATTATGACGCAGTAGAAAACCAGGCGATAACACTCGAAAAACTGAAGGATATAGACCTTCCTTTCACTATGACAAGAAGGGAAATCGAACCGGAAGTTGACGTAATAGAGAATATTCCCGGTGTGTCCGGTGATGCTACTACAGTAAGATTCAGTGGCGAGAATGCGGCAGAAACATTATCCAATGATAGTTATTATTACATAGTTCATACATCGGAAAACTTCGTTGTTCCTAACAAAGGAGTGACGTTTGATTTGATGGAACATGTAAAGACTTTCAGACGTGCGGAAATTGGCGGTGAGGACGAGCCATACGATTTTGCAAGTGGAGGTGCAGAATTGAAATTCAACATATCGAATGATGAAATAGCCTCTTTGGAAGGTACGATGCTGACGGTTCAGCCGAATGTGACGCGTGATGCACAGCCGAGAACTTTTTATGTGGATGTGACGATAACGACTCCGGTAAGCCAAGTAACAGTAAAGATAACTGCCGAACAGAAAGCCGCTCTGAACTTCAATCCGGTCAAGGCTGGAATTGTTGTCTCAGTAAAGAACATGTTCAACGATAATGTACGAGAATATACGACGAATGCGGCAGGAAAGATATTTCCGGAAGTAATGCCGGGTATTGATTATCAGTTGACAATAAAGGAGAAAGGTTTCTATGAGAACAACGGCTTATTGATTAAGAATTGGGGTTTCGGAGCGAGTGTACCTACACTTATGGAAATCACATGTTCAAAGAAAGTAGAATTAAGGGTAAAACAGCAGAACACGTTAAGACCGCTTGAAGGTGCGGAAATAACCGTGTCTGGAATGTCGTTACCTCAAACCGTGACATCTGGAAGTGACGGTTCGGCAAGCGTGTACATCTCACCTATTGCAATGAGCTATGAATGTACAGTAGCAGACCATACGGACAAGACAGGTACGTTTACACCTCCATTGTCAGCCGATTATATAGACATAATCATGGGGTATGCGGAAATAACAATGACCGTAAACCTAAAAAGTATGCAACCCTACGAATCAGTGGCAGCGAATTGTACGGTGACAGTTACGAGTGCCTGGGGCGGCACATCGTCACAAGCATATAGTTTTACTGGAGCGACAAACGCAAACGGTGTATTCATATCTAAAGGAAACGGACAGTTCAACATACCGCCTGGAGAATATACTATCACATACGGAGGTGGAAACAGTAATTTCAACAGTAAGACAGAAAATATCACCCTTCCGGAAAACATCACCATTTCCACTAAAGTAGTAAGAAGAACGATTTCAGTCGGTTACACAGTAAAGGAAATAATACCTTCCATTTCCACAACAGCATCAAATCCGGTCAAAGCCGGGATGGTTCTTGCATGTTATTACAATGAGAATGGCGAATCTTCCGGTGATAATGTAACAACGAATGCTAACGGAGATTTTGTAAAAACCGTGTATGCAGGTATTGCAGAACGTTTCCAGATACAGCCAGTCACTTTTTACGAAGGTAACGGAGCTGTAGCGACGTTAAATTATTCTGACACAAGAACAAAAGACCTTGTATATACATGTTCAAAGAAAATTCCAGTATATATCACATCCAATCTGTATGGTGAGTTAAGCGGTGCATCAGTAACATTCAGTGGAATGTCTGTCAATCAGACAGGAACGACGAATACGGATGGAATAGTGCAAATGTACATTTCTCCGGTAAATATGTCTTACAGTGTAAGCAAGCAGCATTATAATACCAAAACTGGGAATTTCAAACCTACTGGAACAGAAACAAGAATGGATATTGAATTGGAGGCGAAGGAATATCCGGTTACCTTTCACGTCTCGACACAAGGAGTTTTGCCACCGGACGGAATTTTGGTACGTGTGACAAACAACGTATTGCCGGACATTGTATTTGAGGGCGAGACGAACGCGGAAGGAACGATAGTGATGCCGAATGTTCCGGTAGGAGAATACACCTATGAGGTTCTTGCAGGTGAGGTTTCATCCGATACATTCTCACATCCTCAAAATGAAAGTGGTACAGTGTTGGATGTAGAAGTACAATATGAATTGATTAACGCAGGTATTCAAGTTTCGGAGGTGTACGGTACGGCAGGAAGAGCGTACTTGTCAAATCAGACTATTACAATGACATCCAAGGCAGGAACGATAAAGCTTACTTTGGATGAGAACGGTTATACCAATCAGTTATTGATAAAGGGACTGGAATACACGTTTACGACTGATTCATACCCTAATTTTTACAGCAATCCGACACAATCCTATACATGGACCGAAGACGGTGTGATATGGCCGTTCGACTTGAATGTAACCTCAAAGATAACGGTCAATGTAAAGGATGTATATGTGAAAAACAATATCCAGGGAGTAACGGTAGCTTACAATGAACAGGTAGTAACAACGGATGCAAGCGGTAACGCTTCATTGTTCCGGTCAGCACTGACAAAGGACTATTCTTTGGATAAAGAGGATTATAGTACAGTAAATGGAACCATTGCACCTACCACGGCTTCACCGCTCAATGTCACGATGTTGAGAAACAAGCATGTGGTGACAGTACAGCGGTATGAAGTAATACCAGGTGGAAGTAAATTAGGTATTAATTATGCATTGACTTATACTTCGGCAGCAGGAAACGGAACGATACCGAATGGTAGTCGAACATTTGAGGCGTATTTAGGTATTCCAATTACATTTATTCTAACGGCAACGGGCAGAAGATCGTTTTATACGAATTATCGGCAAACACATACATTTACATCAGCAGGCGAAGCATGGGATTTGAATCTCACTTGTGCAAAACAGATAACGGTCAATGTAAAGGATAATGTACCTGGAACGAATGTACAAGGAGCTACGATAAACTATTTTGCACAGACAAAAACAACAGATGCAAGCGGTAATGCAGTTTTCTATTGGAGTGGCGGTGGTAGAAGCATATCGGTAAGTGCATCAAATCTCGAATCTTATACCGGACAGATATCTTACAGTTCTGCGAATCCGTTCAATATTGTAATGACACGTGCAGCGAATCCGGTTATACTTGTAGTAAGAGAAGTAACGCCAGCACAAACAACCTATTATCAGAACTTACAGATAAAATACACGGCAGGAAGTGCAACCGGAACACTTACTACGAATGCGAGCGGTGCAGTGACATTCAATGGATATATAGGTACGGAAATGACGTTTACAGTAGTAGGACATCCTAATTTCTATAGTAACCCGACACAGAAGCACACCTATACAGCCGCCAATCAGTCGTGGACTATGGATTTGACGGTAACGGAAAAGATAACTATAAACGTGAAATCGAACGTACCAAGCGGAACAAATTTGAGTGGAGCTACCGTATCATATTTTTATCAGACAGGAACGACGGATAGTAGTGGCAACGTATCGTTATATAGAAGTTCTGTAACGAGAAACGTAGATATCACAGCCACTTATCATGGTAATTACGGAGGCAGTATAACGTCAGACACCGCGTCTCCGTTCAATGCGGTAATGACACGTTCAACCGCGACAGTAAGCCTTGGAGTGAGCGAAGAAGTGTTATTCAAATCACAGTATGCTTTGGAAATAAAGACTTCTACCGAAGCAACAAGTCCGAGATTAGGAGGTTTTACATTCAGTACACCAACAGCAGCTAATAAGGAATTTGTAGTGTTTTTCCATGCAAAAATTCCTACTGGATATAGTCTGGAGTTTCAGAGCAATGCAACCGGAACAGGTGGTAGTGCAACAAGAAAATGGCTTACAGACAATAAAGGAACAAGTGTATGGACTTGGTATGCTCATTATATAAGATGTGGTTCTTCCGGTGATTTTTCAACAACCAATTTCTTTAATCTGGACGGAGGAAGTAAGCCAGTTACATGGCAGATAGATACAGCATCAGTATTTGATATCAGTGGAAGTAATTCGCAGAATAAATCGTATGCAGAAATAACCCAAATATGTACTGTAGACAAAATGGTTTCTGCAAATAGAGATTTCTTATTTAGTAATGGAAATAATAATATTAAAGTATATAATAATAAATCGACTGGTGCTGTTACAATAACAAGAAAAGCATTTACGTCTAATACATTTGGATGGACTGTAGCTCTTTATTCATCCATGAAGATGAATTTCAGTCCGGCAGCATCTACAAGCCCATTAACGTTAGATACGAACGGTAATGTATCGTTTGTATGTTATTTAGGTACACCAGTAACATTCACACCAGTAACAAGACCTAATTATTACAGTAATCCAAATACTGCATTGACTTATACGGCAGCAGGACAAGTGCAGACAATACAATTGATTTGTAACCAAAAGATAGCTATTCATACAGTAGCTAATATTTACAATACATCTAATGCGCTTTCGGGAACGATTACATATTTTGGTCAAACACTTCCGTCTGGAGGAAGCTTCTATAGAAGTGGATTAGACAGACAAATGACCGCTACGGCACAGTATTTTAACAATTATGTAGGAACAGTAACCGCCACACAGACATCACCCTATACAGTGACGATGAACAGAACAACAAGGACGGTGACATTGACGGTTGTTGAGAAAATTCCTAACATTACTACTACCTATGCTTTAAGGGGTGCGGTGATGGTTAGAAGCGTACCTACTGGTTTTAATGCCCCGGCAGGAGAAATAACGTTGGACGCGAGCGGAAACAAAACGAATACGGTATATGCAGGAATAAACTACACCTATACACCGAAAAATTATGCAAGTTATTATAGTAATGCTTCGCAGGGTCACACATGGACTAATGAAAATGAGAAGTGGACTATGACATTGAATATAACTGCACGTCTGACATTTAACATAAAGAGTTCTAATTATGGGACGAATATAAGTGGTGTGGCTGCGGACTGTTTCTATCAGACCGGAACAACGGACAGTAGCGGTAACTTCACCATTTACAGAAGCGGTATAAACAGAGATTATTCATTCTCGAAAACAAATTACAATGCGTTATCCGGTACATTATCGGCAGCACAAGCAAGTCCGTTGAACTTGAAAATGAGCGAGACAAGTTCTTCTATAACATTCACCATAAAGGACTACTATCAAGGAGCAGTAAAAGGAAATGCGAACGGATGTCCGGTCACAATGACGAATTCGCAATTATCGTCAATCAATTTTACAGGAACGACAAACAGTAGCGGACAGGTGACGTTCGGCCCAATGATAGCTGGGAATTATAACATAACATGGGGTGGTGGTACGAGCTATTGGGTATCAAGTACGGGAACGATAACAATGCCTCTATCAGCGAATACAAGAAATGCAACGAGATTGACGAAGAGTGTTGGTGTAGAATTTAGAGTGAAGATACCTCTTTCAACACCAGTATTAGGATGGTGGGGAACACCAAATCTTGTAAAACCAGTATTTACTACAGCAGGAGTAGCAACGACTGTATCATTAACAGCCAATAATGCAGTATATTACTTGGCTACATATACATGGATAGCAGGTATTACAACAACGATAACGGCAAAATTGGCGAATTATTTTGTGACTGGTACAACAACAACCGAAACACCGTATTCCATCACTCCTAATTACAATTTCAGTAATATAGGACATAACAATGACGCTACAGCATTCTATTCTACAGCGATAAAGAGTATGACTGTAACTGTAAGGAATGTTTATACGAATGCGGCTGTAAGTGGTGCTACAATAAACATGTACGGTATAAACGGTAGTTATCAAACTTCCGGTGAATTAGGGGCAGGACAAGCAACGCAGGTAGTAACGACAAACAGCGCAGGACAAGCAACTGTATACGTATCTGGACTGACAAATAGATATGTAGTAACCGCTACAAGATACGTCACGTCAAATACGACAAGCAATAACACAGGAGGTTTGATAATCAATCTGACACCAAGTGAGGTGACGATAACGATAACGGTAAATGACGCGAACACAGGAACAAGCGTAGGAAGTGGTGTAATAGTGAAGCTGTCAAGCAACAACACCAGCACAGCATATAGCGGCACTACAAATTCGAGCGGACAGGTGGTATTGAAGATAAAGCCGGGTAACTATTGGTGGGAAGCAGG